CGTTGGGGGGTTCGCAAAGAGGAGCGTGTGAGTCCTTCGGCCATTTTGGTTTACCAGTTGTGGTTGCAAGCCCAATAGCGGGCGGTCGTCTTGTCCTTCGCGGTGTCACAATTATGGCGCGATTTGAAATTTGCGCGCCGTTTCGTGTCACGATGTTGCAGGAAGTCTTCGTAGCCGCGCTGGCCAAACTTCACCTTGCTGACCTTCTCCCCCTGCTTGCCGAGCACGATGTATTTCTTCGGGTCTCCTTTGGGGGCGCGCTTCGGTTTGTTGAATCCGGGGAACAGCTCGCCGCGGTAGCGGATCGCACCGTCGGGGGTTCGTTGGAAAGCAGCGGCAGGCACGGGCGAAAGACTACCCCGCGCGCGGATCTGGTGCAAGGCTTTTCGGCAGGGTTGGCCTCGCCCGCGTATATAGCGCGCGTAGGCGCACGTCCGCGCTCTTCTTTATAACTCTCTCTAAAACACTGTATCCAGTTACACTCAGTAATTGAGTTCCGCGTATTCTCTTATTTTTGAAAGAGGTTTACAAATAAAAAGGCACTTACATACTTTCCAGAAACTTTTCACATTTTCTCGGCAGGCGCATTTCGTCATCCAAGAAAAAGGCCCGCGCGGGAAAAACCTCCGCGAGAGCCTCTTTTTCAAACGGATGTTTCTCGTTTTTCAGTCGTAAACCAGACTGGCTTGCGAGCTTCGGGAGACCACGTCGAGATCGCGAAGCGACTGAAACTTGCGAGCGGGCCAGAGTCCGCCACTGGCCTCGCGTGGTGGGTCTACTGCAACGAACCCGTGCCGTTGCCTTGCGAGGTCACAGCAAATAAATGCGGCGTCCGCGGCGTCAGGGGAGGCCCCCGCGCGCGCCTTCAGTTCGCTCTTCGGTTCAACGCGCACGCGCAGGGTGTTGCCCTTGACCAGCTCGTAGCGGCGGTTGGACATCTCCTTGGCGAGTTCGTGTGTCACGCCGAAGATCTGCTTGGTGCGCATGAACTCCTTGCCCACGAACCACAGCTCGCTGACCCGATTGCAGTAGAGCTCCTCGCCGGTGAGCTGGCTGTTCATGCTCACGCGACGGTCGGAAGCCTTGCCGCCGAAAGGAACGCGCAGGAAGTCGTTGCTCCATTCGCCGGACAACACGTCGCAGAACGGCGAGCCCGCGCCGGTGGAGTCAACGGCCAAATTTTCCGGTTTCACCCCACGCTTCTCGCATTCTTCCTTGACACGCTGAACGATCTGGTAGGTGCGCGGGATCGCTTTGTTGGTAGAGTCGTCGTTGATCTGCACGAACTCCTCGAACTGCAGGCAATACTGGCCCGTGGTGTCGAAGCCTACTCGGGCGAACACCAGCATGGTTCTGTCGCCTCCGTTGGTGAACGCGGGGTCGAGCCCTGCGATGAGCACGCTGCCCGCCTTGAACTCCCTCTTGCCGATGGAGCCGCTCTGCACGAGTTCGGATTCCCCGTAGATGCCCTCGGATTCATCGCTGTCGAAGAAGACGGCCCGAACCATTCGCATGTAGGATCTTGACTTTTCCCCGAGCAGAGCCTTGTCCTCGTCGATCTTCTCCTGCGTCGGCAGGAACGGATACAGGGTTTGTTCAGCAAGCACGTTGGGCGATCTCTCACCGTCGAGCCTGATATACTTTCCGCCCCACTTCGTGATCCACGTGTCGGCGGTGTCCACATTAACTGACTCCCACCCGTTCTTTGGAGTGGACCAGATACCGAAAGCGTCGAACCGAGATGCGGGGTTGCTCAGTGCCTTTAACTCGAACACGGGGTTCTTGCTAAGGTTGCTAAGGCCCGCTTGGCAGATCGCCTCGCTGAGTTCCCCAAGCTCGTCGGCAATCAGAATGACGTGCTTCTGCTTTAGGCCGATGAACTTGCCGATTGCCTCTTTCGTTCTACTGCGTTCAGCAGCAATGAGCGACAGACCTGCGCGGTCGAAGGTTTGCCCGTTCGCGTCGACGTAATTCGCCGAACCCGTGGAGTCCCGCACGTTGACCGGTGCCCCTTCGATCACCGAAAGCAAGCTGATCACCGAGCCCCAGATTCGTTTGCGGGCCTCCCGCAGAGTTGTGCTTGTCATCAGCACAAGCGTATCACGTGGCTTGCTCAGCCAACTGATGATGCCGTAGCCTGCAAGCGTATGTGATTTGCCGCTTGAGGCGCTCCCACCAACCGAGAGATACTTGTTGTTGATGCACTCGTGAATAATCTTCTCAGCCCAAGGATGTTTGATGAACATCCTTTCGGGAAGGTCGTCATGGTTCCAGAGCAGGTCAGCCACGCGCCAGAAATAGTATTCCCTCGCCACGGCAGAGGGGTGATTCCCGAAGCCCCACAGCAAAGCCGTGAGCGTGCTGGTCGGCGGTATGTTGAGCCCGCCGACGTCCATTTGCTTGGTGTGTGGGTCGATACGGGGCTCAAGTGTCTGCCTTGTCGGCGCGGGGGGTTTTGGTTTTTTTGGTCTTCCCATGGTGTTCAAACGAAATGTGTGGGCACTTGAACAGTTTTTTTGTTGACAAGCAAGCCGTAAAAACCACTCTCACGCGCATGTCGAAACGAAAAGCCGCCGCCAAACGGGCCGCGGACAACAGGGAATCCAAGGGCTACAGCGGCGCGTTGATGCGAAACCGCGCGGTCGAGCTTCTCAACAAGGGCCTGTTGCGCTCCCGCATCGCCGAGCAGATGGGCGTGAATCCCGCAACCATCACGCGTTGGCTGAAAGAGGCGGGCATCACACCTTTGCCCAAGGGCAGGCCAAGATCCCCCGAGGCCCACACCGAACTCACCGAGCCCGAGTTCACCGAAGTGGAGCCTAACGAGTTTGAGGAGCAACTGCAGGAGGTCACCAGCGAAGCACTGCAGGACCCGTTGTCCGCCGCACGGGACGAAGAGGAGCGCAGCATACTCGAAATCGCGGATAGCCAAGGATCTCCCGCCGACAAGTATCAGGCGTTCGTCGCCGCCAATGCCATCAGGATGTTCCGTGACAGCATGCCCCACATTCGCGGCCCACGCACCGTCAAGGAGATGTCCGAGCTGGACCAGATGATCCGCAGGAACTTGGGCTTGAATCCCCGTGGCGGCAGCGGAAGCGCGGGCAGTGTGCAGATCGACATCTCGATTCTGAACAACACCAAGGCGGATGTCGGTGGTAGCGCGTTGCCCGCGCGCAACGTGACGCTCGACGCGGAAATTTTAAATGATGACGATGATGACGAAGATTGAATGGCAGAACCGCTACGGGGATACCGTCTCCTTCAGGCAGCTCAACGAGAACACGTGGCTGTTCGATGTCGAAAACGAATTGCCTTGGCGCGTCAGTGATACTTTCGTCGACCCCTCGGGCGGTCCTATGGTTATCGTCGGCTGCACGCTACAACAGCTGCATCTCGCGCTGCCTGCTTCCGTTGTAACCAAAGTAGGCTTTGGTGTTTACGACACGGATGCCAGCGGTTACGATTACAGTGGATGTCTGATACACACCTCATGAGCCGCGAAAAATGCAACGTCATTGTCGGGGCCGATAACGGGCTCGACGGGGGCTTGGTAGCCCTGAGTGAATTCACCGGACATGTGCTGGAGAAGATACCGATGCCCACGCGCATGATCGGCAAGAAGCGGGAAATCAACCCGCACGCCGTGAAGGACTGGCTGCTCTCGTTGAACGAGAACCCGCGCAACATCATGCTTGCCATCGAGGAACCGCTCAAGCATGCGAAGAGTTCACAGGCCATGCGCTCGATGGGTATCAGCTTCGGGCTGCTTTGCGGCACCAGCGAGCTCAGCGGCCTGCGAACCGAACGCGTGCAGGTCAACGACTGGCAACCGATGTTGCTGGGGCGCGTGCCGAAAGGGCAAACCAAAACCTATGCGCTCAAAGCCGCAGCAGGTTTGTGGCCCTATGAATGCTGGCTTGCATCAACGAGGTGCACGACACCCCACGACGGCATGGTGGACGCCGCGCTGATTGCCCAATACGCACGCCTGAAACTTTTGTCATGAACCAGAACAACCAATACGTGCTGCCAAGATTGCGCACACTCGTGGAGGACACCTGCTCCAAAGGAGCGCGCATGTCTCTGCCGCGACTCGTGCTCGACGTGGTGGAAACACCCTTCATCGCTCCCTTCGTGCTCGCCTTCAACGAGGAATTCGAGGCAACGCTTGCGGCAGCAGACCTGCACGACGAACTCACTTTCCGAGACCTCCTCGAATACATCGACTGACCCATGCACCGCGACGAACTACTGAAACTGCACGATGAAACCTGCGCCAAGGCGCGGGCTATCATGGAATCCAAGAACAACGACTACACCGGCGGCGAGCGAGCCACCGATGCACTCGCCAATTTCAAGTCCGCATCTGCGCTCGGACTGCATCCCGTAACCGGACTCCTGTTGCGGACACAGGACAAGCTCATGCGTATCCGCAGCTTCGTGGCCGATGGCTCCCTGCGCGTTACCGGCGAAACGGTGACGGATGCCTGCGACGACTTGCTCAACTACGCGATCCTCTGCAAGGCCCTGCTGCTTGAAGAGATGCGGGAGAAGGTATCCAAGATCCAGTATGGCGCTCGGCTGGAACCGCCACATGACCACGACTTCTTGGAGCGCCCGCAGGATGACTGCCCTTGTGGGCGCAGGCTCATCTACCATTATACGCTCGGATGGTGCTGCGAGGATTGCCACCTGTAGCCTGAATCTTTTTCGAAGAAAGGTGTTGCTTTGTTCGGGCTCTCCGGTAGGAAGGGCTCGCAACAAGCAAACCGACATGCCCCAAGACACACCTGATGAATCCGCCCGCCCTCCGTTCTACATGCTACACGTCTGTGGTGGAGGACCCCCTGTCGTGTTTCACGACACCTTCGAAAGCGCCGCCAAGGAGGCCGAACGAATTGCACTGAAGGAGAACAAAAGCGTTGCCGTGCTGCAAGGCGTGGCAATCTGCATTCCTCCTGACCCCCACTCCGTGGTTTGGGAGTTCGCCGACAACGTCGTCGTTGAAGAGAAGGAGTCGGAAGCTACAGCCGAGGACCTCTTGAGAGACTTCGAAAGCGAGAATTACGAGAAGATCTTAAACTGGCTTTTCCCCCGTAAGTGAACCGCCTGTTAGGGTTTGCCTACCTTCGGACAGCACAAAACCGAAAAGCAGCACGACGTTGTCCCGAGTCGTAAATCGGGACGCTTCTCTCCGACCACCGCAGTGAGGGCACAACGTAACCAGTCGCATCCTTTGGCTCTAGGCTGTAGCACTTGTGAGCGACCTGACCGGTGCTCGGAGAGAGGTCTTTCAATGTAGGGGAAAGCGGGTCGATGCGTCGGACTGATAAGCCGAGAAGCGCTGCCACTACCTGACATTGAGACCTCACGGATACCCACTGCCGCCTCGTCAGAGCGGACACCGGATCAGTCACCGGACCCCTTTACCTGAATCCTGAAACATGAACGCTAAAGAAGAACTGCTGAAACACATTGGAGACCGCGAAGTGAAATACGTCCGCATCATTTTCGACCACTCCTTTCGTAACAGGGTGACGAACGCCTCTGTGGAGGACGCGATGCGGCTTATACAGAACGAAAACAGCGCAGGCACCGCCGCGCAAGAAAGGTCAATGAAATGAAATTGAAACAATTATGGGCGGTTGCTCTGCTGCGACTCGTTCGGCAGTTGGCCGCCCGCCGTGGGTATGTCCTGCTGCCGATCACCGAAATCGAGTGCATGGAATCGGACGCGGAAAGCTACTACCTCGCCATGAAGCGGAAACCCTACGTGACGAAATCCGCGAAGGCTTACTTCAACGGGGTGGCTGACTACTCCAGCAAGTCTGCCCACCGTCTCCGCGAAAAATATCTGCCGAACAGCGGGATCACCGGCGCAACAGCGTCCGGTGCACCCCAGAGTTCTAACCGGCCACCTTGTTCTCTGAATTTCCGAAAGCCATGAAAGACAAAGATATAACCAATGCCGAAGCTCACGGCTTCGCGTCACTTAAATGGCACGCCGCCGAAAAAGGTGACATTGAAACCGCCCTTGAAATGCAGAAGGCGGAAACCGAATCGCTCTGCCGTCTCGCAGGGATGATCGAGCAACCAGACCCAGAAGATCCAACTAAAGAAGCCGACTGGTGGAAACCTGAAACCGAACAATGAAACCGACCAGAGAAAAGCCGATATTAAAAGAAACTTCGCCATGCTTGTATGCGTGCTCATGCGGCTGGAAGGGTCCCCGATATGCGACTTGGGTGAAGCGTGGGAGCCGCGACCTGCTTTTCTGCGGTGGATGCCGAGAATCATCAATGGACCGGAAAGC